CGAACCCGGCGGGTCCGCCATCGGCCACCAATCGCGCGTGAGTGCCGTCCGCAGATGACGGCGCCGTCCCATCCCATCACCCAGATCGCTCCCGACCCCGCGTCGATCGAGACCTTCACGAAGGTCCTGTTCGACTACTGCGAGGGCTGGGTTGCCGTCCGGGAGTTTCCCGAAAAGGGCAATGCCGGCCAGCTGCCACGCACGCCGTTCTTTCGGGCCGATGCGAATCTAGCCCGGACTATCGGGAGTGAGGCGCAGCGCGCCGCGGCGAGTGGCCTCGCGCTCTACGTCGTGCCGGGCACCGTGTCGGCGCAGGGCAAGGCCAAGGCCGATGACGTGGTCGCGATGCAGACTGTGCTGATCGATCTCGACCACGGCGATGTCCGGTTAAAGCGCGATCACCTTGCCGAGCATCTCGGCCCGCCGTCGCTCGAGGTCATCTCGGGCGGAACCACCGAGGAAGGTCAAGAGCGACTGCATCTTTATTGGAAGTTGACCGAAGCCGCCGTCGGCACCGACGTGGCGGCAGTCTGTAAGCTGCGGTCACTGATCGCCGCCAAGGTGGGAGGCGATCCGTCGTTCGGGTCCGCGCATCAGCCGATCCGGGTCGTCGGTTCGATCTATCGCAAGGGCGGCGTCGAGCGTCTGGTCACCGTCCGGGCCCAGCGAGCACTGGAATACGACCTCAGCGAGCTTGCCGAGAAGGTCGATGCATTGCCCGCGATTGCCGGTGGCACGGCCGCAACAGCCGAAGCAACGGGTGCGACCAGGGAACCCACCGCCAAACTGTTTGCGAAGCGCGTCCATGAAGGAGGCGTCGACGGCATCACGCGCTTCGACGCGCTAAGCCGTGTCATCGGTTACTGGATTCGGCGTTGCGGCGAGGGGCATGTCTCCCGCGAGCAGGCCTGGGAGGAGATCGTCTCCTACAACGACGCCTGCATTGTTCCCCCATGGCCGATAGATCGCCTCAAGCACGAGGCGAAGCGCCTCTGGCGGCGCGACAGCGAGCGCAAAGACAAGCCGGGCGGCGGCACGACGGAATTCACTGAGGACGCACTCGCCCTTCAGTTCACTCAGCGTCATGGCGAGGATTGGCGGTATGTCGCCGCCTGGGGCCATTGGTTCGTCTGGACCGGCACGCACTGGCAACGCGAAAACACGCTGAAGGTCTACGACCTCGCCCGCGTCGTGTGCCGAGATGCGGCGGCTGCCTGCAGCAACGTCAAGCTGCGCGCCAAGATCGCGTCCGCCGGCACGGTGGCGGCGGTCGAGCGGCTGACGCGCGCCGATCGAAGCCACGCCGCGTCAACAGACATCTGGGACGCTGACCTCTGGTCGCTCAACACGCCCGGCGGGGTTGTCGATCTCCGGACGGGCATCCTCGTCCCGCATCGGCGGGCAGATGCAAACACCAAGATCGCCACCGCCACGCCGCGCGGCGAGTGTCCGGCGTGGCAGGATTTCTTGGCCACCGTCACCCGCAACGACCCCCAGCTCGAAGCCTATCTTCAACGGGTCGTCGGCTACTGCCTGACCGGCGTCACCGGCGAGCACGCGCTGTTCTTTCTCTACGGCACCGGCGCCAACGGCAAGTCCGTCTTCGTCACCACCATCTCCGGGATTCTGGGCGACTACGCGACGGTCGCGCCGATGGACATGTTCATGGCGGCGACCGGCGAGCGGCATCCGACCGACATGGCGGGCTTACGCGGTGCCCGCTTGGTCTCGGCCACCGAAACCGAGCAGGGCAGGCGTTGGGCCGAGAGCAAGCTCAAGGCGCTGACGGGCGGCGACAAGATCACGGCCCGGTTCATGCGGCAGGACTTTTTCGAGTTCGTGCCGCAGTTCAAGTTAGTCGTTGCCGGCAACCACAAGCCCGCCATCCGCAACGTGGACGAGGCGATGCGGCGCCGGCTCCACTTAATCCCGTTCACGGTGACGATCCCGCCGGCCCAGCGCGACAAGACGTTGTCCGAGAAGCTCTTGGCCGAGCGCGACGGGATCATGGCGTGGGCGGTGGACGGTTGCCGCGAATGGCAGCGCGTGGGCCTCAAACCCCCTCCCGCCGTATCCGCCGCGACCGAGGAATATTTCGAGGCCGAGGATGCGTTGGGGCGTTGGCTCGACGAAGCGTGTGAGCGCGGGCGCAACCTGACCGAGACGAGCGGCGTGCTGTTCGCCGCCTGGAAGGTCTGGGCCGAGGCCAACGGCGAGTTCATCGGCTCGATCAAACGCTTTTCCGAGAATCTGGCGAGCCGAGGGTTCGAGCCCTACCGCGATCGTCATGCCCGTGGGTTCCGCGGACTTGGCCTGCGGCAGGGTGGCAGCGGCCGGACCGAGATGGAGTTCTGACCGACATGGAGCACGACATGAAGTTCAACGAAATCAACCGTGTGACGGATGTGACGGATCAGTTCGATATCAACGTCACGCGCGCGTACGCGCGCACGCGTGAGGGGATTCCGAAAGCATCCGACACATCCGTCACGCAGCGAGCCAATAAGGCTTCGTCGCCGCCCCGCCGCATGATGGGACGCTCGCCGGAGCCATCCGAGACCGAAGCGATCAAGCGCTACGGCTGGCGCGACCAGGGCGTTCTTGTCGTCAGCGCCGATGACAACCGTCTCACTTGGCCCGAACGCGAGCTGGTCCGGCAGATCGGATCGCGGCTCTATGGCCGCACGCCTCGGGGAGACCGGCGATGACCGAGCGGCGCTGGACCGAATCGATGATCGAGGAGCGCTTCGTCGAAGCGGCCGATGTGATGAAGCGACTGCCGGACGTGTGCGTCCCCGGGCACTTCAACACATGGCCGAGGATGCTCTACGAGTTCAGCGACCTGGTGAGCCAGGAGCCGTCCCGCATCACGCGGGTGAGGCCGAATGCCGCCGCGATCAGCCGCATGGAGGAGACGCTCGACTGGCTGAAGTGGCTGGATACGATCGACCGCAAGGTCGTCTGGCTGCGGGCGTCGGGCGAGCGGTGGAAGACGGTGTGCTGGAAGGTCGGGCTGCACCGCGCCGCCGCGCACGAGCACTGGCTCTACTCTCTCTGCGTGATTGCCGGGCGGTTGAATGGCTCGGTCGGGCGGCCGGGGACGTCTAAACGCCGGCTAATCGAGCAGTCCCGGCAGGCCAGTGGGTCCCGGCCGGCTTGAATTAAGGCCTTTCGTAACTAAACGAAAACGGTCTATCCTTTAGTAACGGGATGCCCTAACTAAAGGGTCCGAGAACATGAGTGGAACAGAGCCGGGCCGATTGGGCCAATTCGTCGAGACCGCGGCCGGTGGCGAGCGCGTGCGGGCATTCCTGCCCCCGCCGCTTCCGCCGACCCCTCCGCTCGACCTTCAAGGCCTGTTCACCCTATACGACACGGCCCGCGGCGCGGTTGGACGGCTCGACGGCGTGACGACCATCCTGCCGTCGACCCCGCTGTTCCTCTACATGTATGTGCGCAAGGAAGCGCTGCTGTCGTCTCAGATCGAGGGCACGCAGTCCTCGCTGTCCGATCTGCTCCTGTTCGAGAGCGACGAGATTCCCCATGTGCCGATCGACGACGTGGCGGAGGTCTCGAACTATGTCGCGGCGATGGAGCATGGCCTGAAGCGACTGCGGGAGGGCTTTCCGCTTTCGCTTCGTCTCATCCGAGAGATGCACGAAATCCTGCTGCACTCGGGACGTGGCGCCAGCAAGCAACCCGGCGAGTTCCGGCGCTCACAAAACTGGATTGGCGGCACGCGCCCGGGCAATGCCCTGTTCGTACCCCCGCCGCCCGATCGGCTGAACGAATGCCTCGATGCATTCGAGAAGTTCCTGCACGTGGACGATCCGCAGCTCCCGCCGCTCATCAAGGCGGGGCTTGCGCATGTCCAGTTCGAGACCATCCATCCGTTCCTCGACGGCAATGGTCGACTCGGGCGCCTGTTGATCACGCTGATGTTGTGCGAGGCCGGTGCACTGCGCGAGCCGATCCTTTATCTCAGCCTGTACTTCAAGGCGCGTCGCGCCGACTACTACCGGCTGCTCCAAGAGGTGCGTGAGAACGGCGCGTGGGAAGCCTGGATGGAATATTTCCTGACGGGTGTGCGGGACACGGCGGCGCAAGCCGTCGATACCGCTCGCGAGATCATGGCGCTGTTCGACGAGGACGCCGGCACAATCCAAACGCTCGGACGCAGTGCGGCCTCTGCATTCCGGGTCCATGATTTGATGCAACGCCGACCGCTTGTGACCATCCAGGCCGCATCCAAGGAGCTCAAGCTCTCGCTTCCCACTGTCGGCAAGTCGCTCGAACACCTGGTCGATCTCGGCATCGTGCGCGAGGTGACGGGCAAGCAGCGACGCCGCGTGTTCGCATACCGCAAGTACCTCGACGTTCTCGACCGCGGGACCGAGCCGCTGTCTTCGTGAGCGAAGCCAAGCGAAAATTGTCTGCCAGACACTTTTCGCTCAGACAGAACGCGCCGAATCCACTAGTTTCGCTGGCAGGCTCGCGAGACGTGCGCGTTTGGAAGCAATCGCGGGTCCTTCCTGGCGGAGATCCTATGCGGGGGGCAATGGCCCGAAATCTCGCTACCGCCAGCGGAAAAATCTGAGTTACCAGTTACCACAACACGTTGGCGCCTTTGTGCCCTAAAGGGCCGCAACGGTTGGCGTTTTCGACCGGCCCCCTGGTAACCGCCGCCTGGTAACAGGCGTGCCCCCGGGTTACCACGCCTGCCGCGGTACGCGCTCCACACGAAACAGATGACACACCGACTGCCCGACACGGTCGAGCATTGGCCGCTCGACCGGCTGATCCCCTATGCGCGCAACGCCCGAACGCACGCGGACGACCAGGTCGCGCAGATCGCCGCCTCGATCGTCGAGTTCGGCTGGACCAATCCGATTCTGGTCGACGTCGAAGGCGTGGTAGTCGCCGGTCATGGCCGGCTGCTGGCGGCACGCCGTCTCGGCATAGATACCGTGCCGGTGGTGGTGCTCGGCCACCTGACCCCGGCGCAGCGTCGCGCCTACGTGATTGCCGACAACAAGCTCGCACTCAACGCCGGCTGGAATGAGGAATTGCTCGCGGCCGAGCTGCACGCGCTCAACAGCGAGGGCTTCGATCTTGCGCTGACCGGATTCTCTGACGCCGAGCTTGAAGCGCTGATGGCGCCGCTCGGCGAAGAGGGGGAAGCCAGCGACGGCGACGACGATGCCGCCGACGAGACGCCTGCGCCGCCGCGTCAGCCGGTCACGCAATCCGGCGATCTCTGGCTGCTCGGCCGCCACCGTCTCCTTTGCGGCAGCAGCGCCGATGCGGCGGTGGTCTCGCGCGTCATGGACGGGAAACGCGCGTCGCTCGTCTTCACGTCGCCGCCCTACGGCAATCAGCGCGACTACACGACCGGTGGCGTCGGTAATTGGGACGCGCTGATGCAGGGCGTATTCGCCGGCCTGCCGGTCACCAACGAGGCGCAGGTTCTGGTCAACCTCGGCCTGATCCATCGCGACAACGAGTGGCAGCCCTATTGGCAGAGCTGGCTCGAATGGATGCGCGAGCAGGGCTGGCGCCGGTTCGGACTCTACGCCTGGGACCAGGGGCCGGGGCTGCCAGGAGACTGGAACGGCCGCCTGGCGCCGGCCTTCGAGCTGCTGTTTCATTTCAATCGGGTCGCGCGCAAGCCCAACAAGATCGTGCCTTGCAAGTGGGCGGGCCACATCAACGACACGCATGGCGGCATGCGTAGCCGCGACGGTCACGTCGGGGAATGGAGCCATGCCGGGCAAGGCGTGCAGGAGACACGCATTCCCGACAGCGTCGTCCGCATCACGCGGCACAAGGCGCGCGGCATCGAAACCGAGCATCCGGCCGTGTTCCCGGTGGCGCTGCCGGAATTCGTGATGCGCGCCTACAGCGACGACGGCGATGTCGTTTACGAGCCGTTCGCCGGATCAGGAACGAGCCTGATCGCGGGCGAGCGCGCCGGCCGGGTCGTCAAGGCGGTGGAGCTCGCTCCGGAATACGTCGACGTCGCCATCCTGCGATGGCGCAAGCTGTTTCCCGATCAACCGGTCGTCCTTGCCGATGACAAGCGCACCTTCGAGGCGACCGCGGCGGCGCGCGGCGTCGAAATCGCCGATGCCGTCTGACGAGCTTTCAGTCGAGCAGTGGCCGATCGAGCGGCTTCTGCCTTACGTCGCGAACGCCAGGACGCATCCCGACGAGCAGGTTGCGCAGATCGCCGGCTCGATCGCAGAGTTTGGTTTCAACGTGCCGTGTCTCGTTGACGATCGCGGCATCCTGATTGCCGGCCATGGCAGGTTGATCGCGGCCAAGCGCCTTGGCCTTGCGGACGTGCCAGTCATTCGGCTGGCGCATCTGACCGATGCGCAGGCAAGGGCCTTCCGTCTCGCCGATAATCGCATTGCGCTCAATGCCGGTTGGGACGAGGCCTTGCTCGCCGCCGAACTCGGGCGGCTCAAGGAGGACGGTGTCGACCTCGAGCTGCTTGGCTTCGGGGAGGACGAGCTCGATCGCCTGCTCGACGGCCTCGATGGAGAAGCCGCGGCGGACGGCGAGAACGACGTTCCCGAGCCTCCGACCGAGGCGGTGACAAAACCAGGCGACCTTTGGCTGCTTGGCGCCCACCGCCTGCTCTGTGGCGACGCGACCGTCACGACCCATGTCGAGCGTCTGCTCGGCGGCAAGCGTCCCCATCTGATGGTGACGGACCCGCCTTACGGCGTTGAATACGATCCGAACTGGCGCAACGAAGCCGGTGTCTCCGCCACCGCGCGCACCGGCAAGGTCAGCAATGACGATCGCGCCGACTGGCGCGAGGCATGGGCGCTATTTCCGGGCGATGCCGCTTACGTGTGGCACTCCGGTGTTCGATCGCGCACTGTGATCGAGAGCTTGGAGACATGCGGGTTCAAGATTCGGGCGCAGATCATCTGGGCCAAGCCTCGGCTGGTGCTCGGTCGCGGCGACTATGCGCTGTGTTTCGCT